AATATATTATTTTATATTCAATTTTTTTATTATTTTGATACCAGTAAATATAATCAAAAATAATTTAAAGCCAAAATAACTAAACTAGTTATGATTGAAGAAATAATTATGATTGATTTAGCGGCACAATATTTGGAAACAAGACAATTGGAAAAACAACAATGTATGTTAAAAGCAATGGTTATTACTTCCGGACTAACAACATTATGGGGGATTACACATTATTTTGCTTTAAAAAATCGTACCTATGAGTATAAAACTAGTTTGTTTGGAAAAATAGTTAACACAAATGACCTATTATTTTGGTTGTCATTATTTTCATCAAATGTTGTTATATTTTCAGGGGTGTATCGTTTGTCAACGTAAAACTAAGTTTGTAAAAAATTGAATTATTTATTACAAACTAACAAGCTAACAAATCAATAAATATATTAAACAAACAAAATGGGTAATAATAATATTAAATCAAATAACGACTATCGTGTTATGGTGATTGACATAAAATGCGTTGCTTATAAAATATCAAAATATATGGATTGTAATTGTTTAGGTAGTGATTACAATAGCATAGATCAATTATTGAAATTGTTTTTAGAGAAGGTGCCTTTAGGAGTTAATTATGAAATACATATGAATGAAGAAGTTATTAACGGTCTCAGCGTGTTTTATTTGAGAATGGAAAATACTCACGGTTTGGTGTGTAATATAAAATATAATTATGACATAAATAAGCATATTCATATTAAAAATTTAACGAACGAATGTGACATGTGTTTGACAAAAGAACAATATATGATGTACTATAATATTTTAGAAAAAATGCCTGAAAAAGCAAAAGAAATTATAGTTGACAAACACGAGCTTGAACGTCTTTATTATTCTTATTTATCATTGTACTAATTATTTAATTTTATTATATTATATTATGAGTAAAAAATCTTGTAGACATAGACGCAAATCTAGACGCAGTCATAGACATAGAACCCAAAAAGGAGGATTGGTAGATGCTGATAGAGCGCGTTTAACTGAGTTAGGATTTACAGAGCAAGATATAAACTATTTATTTGAACAAAATCCAGATATGATGATAGAATTTTTTGAGAATTCTGTAAATCCTCCACCCAATAATCCTTTTTTTCCGGTTCCACAAACGCCTGCTGCTATTATGACAGCAATAAGAGAAAATGATGCACAAGACTTTGGTCCAGTTACAAATATTGAGGAGGTGGATCAAGACGAAGGTGTTACAGATAATGAGTTTTCACAATCGTATGGCGGCAGAAGAAGGAGGACTCACAAGAGAAGACGGTCGCACAAACGCAGGACGCACAAGAGAAGCCGGACGCACAAACACAGGACGCACTAAACGGTAGGAATAAAATCCCAATCAAGTTCTTGGCATATTTTTTTCCATACCTCATCTTGATCAATTATTTTTTCTCTATCTTTCAGCATATTTATTTCGCCTATGTACTGCGTTTCATCTAGCAATTCAAGAAGCTTTAACAAAATATAGTTATAACTTAAAAAATTAACTCGATAATCAGGACAATGTTTAGCATATGGCTCTTGTATATCCATAAATAAATTACAAAGCATTTCTTCTAATTCAGGACTAAATACAGGCGGTTTTATACCTAATTTGTTCTTAATAAAAGCAATATGCTCATAATAATCATTATATTCCAATTTTCGTAGAATTTCCTTCATAGTTGTGTATTTAAGCTGTTCTAACGACAATCTTTCTTTTTTAATTTGGTGTTGTATTTTTTGTATTAATTCATCTGGAATATAGGTAGTTTCTTTTCCTTGAAATTGTGCCAATATTTCTTTGAAATGGTTTATTTTTTTATAAGCATAAAAACTAACTTCTTTAGGTGGCTCTTTATAACTTGGCTTTTCATTTTCTATCAAATAAGGAATATGAACAGCACATTCATTACATATTAATATGCCCTCATCATCTAATGGAACCATTTCACCTTTTCCACAATGTTGACATATATCAGTTTCTCGCACAAATAAATTCATATCTAAAAAAGTTTCGTCTATATTAGTCAAGTATTTTTGAACAATGTTATCACACGCTTCGCTTTCTTCTTCTTCACACATTTTTTCGCTTCCTGAATCTTGTTTCACTTTAAACATACTAAACAGTAATTGATTTTTGCTGGTCAATGGTTTAGCAGATTCACCAATATTATTTATGTTTTTCTTTGATTGAAAGTATTCAAAAATGTATTTAGAGTTATCAAGATAATAATTGATTTTCTTATCTTTTAATTTTTTTATTGAGGCTGTGATTTCAGATATTCTATCACGCATTTCCATTATTTCTTCTATCGTCATATTAGCACTGTTTTCAAGTGATAACTTAATTTGATGTCTTTCTTCTTTTAATCTAGGTATGTCATCCATTTCGTTTTTAGCAAATTCATTTACAAATTCAGTATGTTTACCATCTAATGTAGACGAATATTTTTTACATACTTTTATTTTTTTGGTGGCTTTAGTCTTGAATGAAGGCATTTATTTTATAAATATAAATAACTTAAACTATTTAATTGAATATTTTAGAAAAGATATAAACTATTAATTAGATTTTAATGTAAATGATCTAGCAAATTAGTTAAAATTATTAATAATTTATGAGAAATAATTTTAAGTATGGTAGATGTAGTCATTGATATCGATCAAAACAATTTAGAAATAAATAAAATAACTTTTCAAAAAATGTGCTTTTTATTCAACGCATTGGACAATGGCTGGACTATTAAGAAAAGAAAAGATTCATACATTTTTACGAAAAATCACGAAGGTAAGCGCGAAATATTTAGCGATGACTATTTAGCTATGTTTATGAAGGAAAATTCCGATATTAATAATCTACTTTGTTAGTTTATGTAGGATAATAACTAAAATAATTGTTTATTAAGTTATTTCCCGATTTTTTTTTCTTTTAGGAATGTATAATCATGGCCGGTGGACTGATGCAACTAGTAGCGTATGGTGCTTAATTTGGCTTGGGCACCAACAGTGAGCTGCTGTTATGGTTCACATATCACCATAACAGGTAAACAGTGTAAATATGTGGTTAAATTTAACAATTTAACATGTAACTCGCTAGTAAACATAATTAAATGTTTGCGAGATAGCCAAATTGCGGGGACTTCCTTAGAGCTTTAACTACTTCTTATATATGGTGACATATATAATACCTTTGGAGAGAGACCATTGGCATAGTAAAAATGTTAAAGATTGGATAATCCGCAGCGAAGCGACTCATTTCGTACCACCTTTTAAAAAGTAGAACTAAATTATTGGTTCCATTTTTATAAAGGTTAACGTCATAATATTGACTCCACCTGTTTAAAAGGTGGATGCAGAAATGAGTTGAACGTTCAACGAGTAGACGGTTGTCGGGTTTTAATGATGGCGCTAGCAACGCTTGAAAAATCTTAAGGTGTACTCTGGCCCTTCAAGAAATTGTTGGGATACCAATGCAAGATGTGTACCTTTCTGGGAATCCTCAAATTACATTTTGGAAAGTAACTTATCGCAGATATACAAATTTCGCGATAGAATCTATTGAACAGACCTTCAATGGACAAGCTGATTTTGGACGTCGTGTCCAATGTACCATCAGCAGAAACGGTGATCTTGCTTATAGAACCTATTTACAAGTCACCTTACCTGAAATTAACCAACTTATGGGTATCGCTTCCTTTGCCGCTGGCACTGGATCCGGTGTCTATGCCCGTTGGTTAGATTTCCCAGGCGAGCAATTGATTGCTCAAGTTGAAGTCGAAATTGGTGGTCAACGCATTGATCGTCAATACGGTGACTGGATGCACATCTGGAACCAATTGACTATGACTTCTGAACAAGAACGTGGTTACTTCAAGATGATTGGTAACACCACACAATTGACCTTCATCACTGATCCTTCTTTCTCTGAAGTCGATGGTCCTTGTGATTCTTTGGCACCACGTCAAGTTTGTGCTCCACGTAACGCTCTTCCTGAAACTACTTTATATATCCCTCTTCAATTCTGGTTCTGTACCAACCCTGGTCTTGCTCTTCCATTGATTGCCTTGCAGTATCACGAAGTCAAGATTAACTTGGATATCCGTCCAATTGATGAGTGTTTGTGGGCTGTTACTACATTAAGCTGCAACAACAGTGGTGCTGACATGACTAAGCAACCTGCTGCTTACGCCCAAGGTCAGTATGCTCCTGGACGCCCAGTCCCAGCTGCTATTGCCTATAACCAATCTTTGGTTGCTGCTTCTTTGTACGTTGATTATGTCTTCTTAGATACTGATGAACGTCGTAGATTCGCCCAAAACCCACACGAGTATTTGATTACTCAGTTACAATTCACTGGTGATGAATCTGTCGGTTCTTCATCTAACAAGATCAAGCTTAACTTTAACCACCCTGTCAAGGAATTGATTTGGATTGTTCAGCCAGATCAAAACGTGGATTACTGTTCATCTCTTGTGTGTGATGCTTTGTTATTCAAGGTTCTTGGTGCTCAGCCATTCAACTATACCGATGCCATCGATGCTCTTCCAAATGCTATCCACGCTTTTGGAGGTCCAGCTGCCTTAGCTGCTGATTCTCGCTCTTATATTGATGCTCAAGGTTTGTTTGATGATGCCGGTGCTCTTGACTTTGATATC